TCCACTCAGAAATATCAAAAGTACCTGTTGTTAATTTTGCAGGTAAAGTTTCAAAGAAAGTATTAACATAGTCAATTAAATCCTCGTCACCATTAGCCAAGTTGATTAACTTATCTTTGTATTTCTGAGTTAAATCATAAAGCCTATCAACATCATCAATATTTTTATTTGCTACAGCATGACTATAACTTTCAGTAGCTTTCTGAGCTTCATCAAATGCTTTACTAAATTCTTCACTTGTGTTATAGTTTTCAAGTGTTTTCTGAATTTCGTTGTATTTATCAACGGCATTAGAAAGTTTATCATATTCCTCTGTTGTGGTAGCAATTTCTTTTTGCAAATCAGCCAACCACTTGTTACGATTATCGTCTTTTGAAATGTTTGCCCATTTCTCGGATAATTCATCATAAACCTTTTGCATGGTATCAATACGTTCTTGCATTGTACCTGCGAAAAGTAAATTACTATAAGCATTAGTGCTTATACCAACGTTATTATACTTTTTGAGAATTGGTTCAATGTCATTCTTGTAACTGTACCAATCACCATAACCACGAGAGCCGACCTTGTTGATATCAGCATTAGAATTATAGCCACTAAATAGACCGTCTGATACATAGGCTTGCCCTTTGCCACCATAATTGGCATTGCCAAAACCTTTATTAAAAGAGCTTCCCTCTTTTAGTTTCTTTTGTGCTAAATCATAGGCTTCTTTAATACTCAGCTTTCTATCTTCGTCATCAGGATCAGTAATATCTGACTCTTGGTAAAGTTCGCTTTCAGCCTTTTCTTTTTTCCACTCTTTGATTTTCTTAATATTTTCAGACATTTTGCCATTAAGCAAGTCAAGGCTCTTAGCTTCATTACCGTACTTGTCAATTAAGTTGTCCTGAATAGTATTCAAATCGTCCTTAACAGTTGACAAGTCATCTGTTGTCGCAACCAAAGTTACATAACGATTTACTAATTCGTTTACTGACTTGTTTTCTTCATCTAATTTGTCAATAGAGTCAGAGAAACTACTTGTGAACTGAGCTAAACTTTCTTTTGCGTTATCTGCACCATTGACAATATTATCAAAAAGTGTTATAATACCATCAAGCAAGATAGACAATCCTAGTCCAAAAGCCATATTACCAATTGTTGATAATACTTTCATGCTAGCGGCAGCAAGCTTAGAAGAAGTTGCAACACCCTTTAAAGAAGCGGAAAGTATTTCTTCTGATACCGCTGCACCATTAGCACTTCTAGCAACATTGAGAGTTGTTTCAGAGCAACCCTTTAAAGCTATTGACTCGGCTTCAGCGACCGATTTGCCCTGTGCCAAAAGATTGTTAAACTGACGGACATTTGCTACTTCATTTGCAGGAATTAAAGTAATTTTTTCGGAACTGCCCTTTTTCCAATCAGCAATAGTCTTTCCTAATATGCTGATATTTCTTTCCCCATTGTCATCAATGATTGATTTAAAGACCTAACAATCATATTTTATAGTTTTGAAATAAAAAGGAGGATAAACAATGGAAGAAAACAATATTACAACACAGCAAGAACAAGGACATCTCCCACTTAAAATTGTCTTTGTTCTTATATTAACAGCACTTGGAATAATAATCTTTATTGTCAAAATAATTACAATTTGTTTAGATGATAATAAAGACTACAGCCAAGAAGCTTACACAGCAGCTAAATTCTATGTAAATAAACAGTTAAAAGCCCCTGCCACGGCAGATTATCCAATGTATGATAAAAACTTTATTACACATCATAATGATAGCTATACCGTATCATCTTATGTGGACGCTGAAAATAGTTTTGGCGTTAAGGGCAGATTGTACTATACTGTCACCATGGAACGTGACGGCAAGGATTGGATTAACGTAAATGTTAATTTGAGGGAATAGATAATGAATACGAGTGTATGAGTATATGAGTGTACACAAGTGTACAAATAGGCGAAAGTAAACAATGTGTGTTCATGTATAACAAAAGACCCTAGAGAAAATCTAGGGTCTTATTTTATGGTTATTCATTATGTAGTCCACGTTATCTCTTAGAAACGCTCCGTTGCATTTGTTCAGAACACAAATGCTTTGGCTCAGATACTAGGAATTACATCAACTATTTCCTCAAACTTGGGCATTCTTGTTGTCATCAAACTCTTTTCAGAAGTAATCATGAAAATAATATCCTGTTTGTAATTAACTGTATAAGCACAAGTTGTATTATAAAATTCGTCCAAAACTTCATCTATTTTGTCATCGTCAAAATCAGCAATTACATAGATTTCACTTCTTGCACGACTAATATAAATCTTCTCAATGGCAAAGTTTTCAAATTTATTATTTCGTAACCACTTAACACAGTTTGACATCTCATGTATATTTTTTATTGCCTTCATATACCACCTCTGCAGCATTATTCCATAGTATCAAGATCAAGATACATTGGTATACACCCTTCTAAGTATCTTTCATTGTTTTTCTGCATATAATCTGCAAAAAGATGAAACCCCATACGTTGATAAAAAATTTCCGCTTCAGGGACAGAGTACAATATCACTTTATTAGCCCCACAATGACTATCAGTAAAACTAATAATTCTTCCAATAATCGTTGCCAAAATATTACTACTAAGACAACCATCTTCAGCATTTTCTGAATATTGAATATCTTGGTAATATTCGTTGATTGCAAAATATTTTATCTCAACCGCTGGATAAATATAAAAACGCCTATAAGAACCAACAACATAGCCAGAACAACACAAAGAATAGACACCAATTACATCAGGCAGATCATTTTGTGTGTTATCGTTAGTAATTACAAAAGACTTAGCAGAAGTATCTGTCATTGCTTCGCATTTACCTTTAAAATAACTGTCTATACTATCATTGCCACTATGAAATTAGATAATATTAATTTGTTACCCTCGTCTATCTCACGAAAACTAATCTTCAAGTGATTTCCTAATATCTTCGTCCCATGGCTGTCCGTTAAAAGTCGAATGTTTCATCATCTCTCTTGCCTGTTTTTTTATTTTTGAAATAACTGCTGCGGAGGACTTGGAATTAATAAATTCGTCCGCTTTATCTTCTCTAACAACGAAGACAAGATTTACAGGTTTACTCATAACTGCCATATCTATCAACTCCTCCATCTTTTTACGTACATTCTTTTTGTTATTAGTTTCTCCCATACGGTATCACCTCTATTACATTATAGGGGTAAACACCTAAAATATGCGTATGAATAATAAATTATGCGTGTGAATAATAAATTATGCGTTTAACGCATATTTCTATTATCAGTATACCCATTTTGGGAACTAATGTCAAGCCATATATTGGTTGCATTAACAAACATTGTGTAAATATAAATGTAAAATTTTTATTAACGAACAAATTTAGTGTTGACATACACAAATGAATAGTGTAAAATAAATCACTATGCAAAATGATTGGTAACAGTTTTATCCCACCCTTACTGTTAAAGGACAAAACTAAATAAATGAGGGATAATTCATTTTTGGAAACGCTATAGGTGTTACCTATAGTTGGAGTACACCTTTATCTCACCACAAGATAGTTACCGTCTACTCTCTGAACCTAGTCCGTATCTCCCGATAGGGGTTGGCTGCTGACCTGACATTTTTAACAACACTTAGCACCTATTATAATAGTATAATAGGCTTTTATCTCAGCATATGTCATCTTTGCTATTGTTTCAGAGTTTCCTCACTCTTGTAATACCATTGTTACAAGTAGTTGCAAAGCTTTAGCCGTTCCCAGCAATTTGGCAACCTTATTTTAAAACGTGTGTGACCTATGCACATATGAATTGTGGCTGTGCATAGGTTGGCATCTTTAATAATTGTTTACCTACGTTTTTGAATGATAATCCTGCCATAACAGCAGGAATAAGTGTTTCTAAAACACCGAATTTACTAATGAGATTATCAAGAACATCAATAATTTGTGTTCCACTGGTGATACCAAATTTAACTAAATCACCATTAATCAGAGTAGCCGACAAATTTTCGATACTTGTCTGAAAACCCTGTACTCTTCCTTGAATGGAATCAAGGTATTTTTCATACTCTGACATAGCAGACCCAGCAGAGCCTATTGAGTCATTAACAATTTTATCCGCTTGACTCATATTCGTAAGCAATGCAGTAATTGTATTGCCTCTTTGCTTGCCTGCGATTTTCTCTATGACAGCGGCTTTTGATGTATCAGTAAGGTCGTTCCAAACATTGGCGATACCTTTCATAATTTCATAGGTACTCTTAAAGTTCTGAGAGTCCTTCATTATATCAAAACCGCCTGTACCATTTACGTTAGTAAGAGCTTTAATATCTTCCCTCAGTTTTGAGGTCGATACCGCCATGCCCTCTGTTGACTCGCCTGCATCTTCAAGTTCTGTTTTTGCTCCACGAAGTCGCATTGATAGAACCTTCAAACTATTTCCCGCTTCGGCTGCGTCTCCAGTTATTTCTGTAATGGCTGTACCCATTGCTATTGCCTGATCTAGTGTATTTCCTGCTACGCTCAGTGAAGATACTGACCTTGACAACATATCACCAATATCACTTGCTGAAACAGCATACTTGTTTGATATTGCGTTAAACTTATCGACAATATTGATAGACTCATCAACTGTCATGTTATAGCTTTTCATAACTGTTGTTAGGTCTTGTACTGCTGTTGCATTATCTACTTCACCAACAACTGAATAAATACCTGAGTTTGTGGCAAGTGTTTCAGCTTCATCTAAACTATAACCACGTTTACCCCATTCTGCGGTTTGAGAAATAAGATCAGACAAATCAATCTTTAAATCTTTAGCCTTTTGACCTATATTATCAAAGAACTCGGCATATTGCTGATTTGTGTTATCAGTAACCTTACGCAATTCTGTCATAGCTGTGTCAATATCTACAACATTATTATAGAACTTAACAGCTTCTCTGGATATACCTGAAATCACAGTAGTTAAACTCATCCAGCTTGTGAATTTTAAAGCGTCCTCTTTAATCTTGTCAAAAAAGCTTAAACCATTCACACCTGCTGCCTGTGCTTCAGAACTCATTGTCCTAAAACTACGATTTATTCTATCAACATTTGCTTTCAAATCACTCGCAGTTAAATCGCTAACATTAAGCAACTTTTTGAGTGAGGCTATCATATTATCAGTTTCAACCTGATATGTACCGCCATTAAAAGTATTCTCGCCCATGGCTTTAGTATTAGCCTGTTGCCATGTCTGAATTGTGTATATTAACTTTTTAATGTTCTGCCTTGTAGCTTCTATATTCTGTTGTGATTTATTGCTAGAAAAACTAGCTTTATAAGCTACATCTGCCCTCTTTAACTCATTTGTTAGTTCATTGAGTTTAATACGATATTCGTCTAATGCTTTAGGATCACCACCTACATTAGACAAACTTGTTTTTAACTCATTAAACTTTTCTTGAAACTCTCCATTAAAAATAGGCGACTCTTTCCATTTTGTTTCTAAGGTGGTGAGATTTTGCGTAAGTCTAGCTACATTATTTTCTGTTTTAGTAGATGTAGCTGACGATTTATCAGCAGAACGAGAATTGGCTAATCTAAGTTCTTCCCTACCAATGTTTATTAACTCATTCTTTTGTCTTTCAAGTTCTTCTGTAATCAGTTTCTTCTTTTTAAGCTGCTTCTCGTCATAAGAAACTCTACTCTCAAGATTTTTAATCTGCCTTTTTAACTCAACATTTTCTTGCTCGCCAGCATTGACCTGTTGCTTTTTAAGCTTATTAATCTGTTTGATTTCACCAAACATCTTATTATAATAATGAGCTTGCTGTCGTGCCTCAGAATTATCAGATTTTTCAAGTAACTGTAAGTTCTTTATTTCTGTTTCTGCTTTTTTAACAGAAACAACTAACTCACGATATTCTTCAGACCATTGTTTATTGCGTCCAAAATTCTCCTCGGTATCTTTTACCTTGGTTAATTGAGTGTTTAAACCTTGAATTAAATCCACAATTTCTTGTGGCTGATTTTTCAGCTTAGAAAAGTTATTTGAAATTTCTTGTATTGTGGCAGGCATTTTTGCTAAAGTGTTTTCAGCATTTGTTACTTTATTAAATGAACTTGAAGTAGTATCAAGATTTTGCTTAATCTCGTTTGCAGTAGTTTTAAGAGTATTAAATAAACTATCAACTTCCGCAACGGAGCCACCTTTACCAAGGTTGTTAATAGCATTATTAACATCTGCGATTTCCTTAGTAAGTCCTGTTTCAATGCCCAAATTTGATGACTTAAACTCGGAAAGAAGTGTTGTGTATTTTGACTTAGCCTTATCAATATCTGCAATCAGCTTTAAGATACCTTTTTCAGAACTGCTACCCGATAGATAGTCAAACGACCCATTTGTTTCGTTCAGAGCATATTTCAGTTTTTCAACTTGACCTGTTAAGCTTGTAACTTCTGCCGTAATTTGAGTAACTTCACCTGAACTATCTTTAGTCCATGAAAATGTCGGATTGCCAAACTGACTCAAAACTTTTCTTGCATTTTCAACAGTTTTAACAATATCTATCTGTCCGTCTTTATTAAAACCTGCCTTAAAAGTTTCTGCAAGAGTTGTGTCAATATTCTGTATCTCATGCTTTATATTTTTAACAGAGCTAGTTACCTGTTTTTCAGCAGCCTTTATACTACTCTGAATAGAAGTTACATTTAAACCACCAATATCTATTTTTAGATTTTTGCTGATTGTAGCAAGTTGAGATTGAATTTTCTTTTGTGTTTTATTCAAGTCCAACTCACCAATGATTTTAGCATGAGCCTTATTATCATTTGCAAGTACATTATTTAATTTAGGTATGTCGTCCTTAACTTTACTTGTGTCAAGTTCCACAGGAACTCGTATTTTTAAATCATCTGCCATTTCACTTCACCTCTATTCCTTGTCTTTTAAGTCCTTGCTTTAAAGCTATAACGTGATATTTGTTATCACTTAAATCCTCTTTTGTGTTATATACAAATGGTCTAGCAACACCATAATACGTCCAATCTCCAAAATCGTACCCCCAACCAGTTTCAATGATAGGTGCTAATTCTTGACCTGCGTTGTCTGACTTAATCATTTTCCCCTGTACAAAAATATAAGGGTTAGCCATTGTGTTGTTTTCAACAACTAAAGTGTCACCTTCGATAGAAGAATTAATATTATTAATATCCATTAAACCACCATTATCGTATCGTCTTACATATTCATGTGGTACATAACTATCGTAAACATCTCTTTCAATATGATCTAGCATAACAGTGGTAACAACCTCGGCAACATCTGTAAGCAGAGCGTAATCAATTCTTGCTCTTAGTTCTCGCTCTAGTTCTTTAAGGTTTTTTACAACCATTTATTCCTCACCACGCAACCACTTTACAACAAGCTTTAAATCCTCGTCAGCTTGCTCCTGAGAAACTTTACTATGTGTTTCTATCGTAACTTTGTCACCATTTCTTAAACCAAGGCTACAAAGACCTATAATTGATTTACCATTGACCGTTCTATCTGTTGTCAGATTAACCACAGAGGGACGTACCTGTGTAAAATACACAAACCTATGAATATTCCTAGCATTAGGAACTATTCCAGGTGTTATTTCCTGTTCTGCAAAGAACATATTAGTCACCGTCCTTGTTGTTTGAAATTACAATTTTATTTGCCATGTCATTACTGTCTTTCAATGTTTTCAGTACCTCATTTAAACTTCCAGTGTCAAAATCCTTCATAGTATTGTTTGTCTGTTCTATCATTTCTTTTGCCTTATTCGCAAGCTCCGTTATAGCTATGTTTGCCATGCTCATAACCTTTTCAGCCGCCTTGTATCTAACATTCATGTTAATACCACTGTCAATAGCTTTAGTAATTAGGCAATACTGATTTCTGTCAATCAACTCCCAAGCAATGTTATTATATTCCCTATCCAGCTCTCCACTATCATAAATCTCTGCAATATCATCTGATGAAAGTTTATGTTCTCCGTAAAGAGTGACAACGTAATATTTACGCAAAATTTCTTCATATCCTACTCCGTACTCAACTGTACCCTTGACTACATTATTTATAAATGCCTGCATTTCCGCAAAACTAAGCCTATTTTTCATTCAAGTTTCCTCCATTTTCTTGCGTTTCTTTGTTTCTTTTCTGCGTTTCTCAGTTTCTTACACTCATCATAATCAATCCACCCACCAAACTTTTTGACATAAGTAATCCACTTATATGTAATGTTTGGATAGCAATACCAAAACAATTTACGTTTAAGTATTGCCACTGAGTCTGGCATACCTTTTGTATCTATAACTTCAGTGACACCATTTTTATAAGTAACCACGAAATCAGCGACATATTTAATTGGCAACACAGTTTTGCCATCGTGAACGAACTTCGGTTGCAGTTCATATGGTTTCTGTAACTCATACGAAATCACTTCACCGCTTTCCACTAAGGGACAAAGTACATCACGATAATATTTCATTTCTAACACTGAGTCGAAAATAATACCATTATAACTACGTTTTGATTTGTCTTTATCTACATTAAACTTGCTTCTATCTGTCATTTCTACCTCTTTATAAAAAAATAAGGGCGGTCAATACTTATCATAATAACCGCCCTTTCTATTTTATTTAGTTTTTTTACTTGTTGTGCCATTTTTGAAATTTGTAATATCAGCCAAAACATTATAAACCGACTCTTTATAATCTTCCTTTTTTAATGTTTTAAAAGTAATACCAATATTAGCAAGTAGTTTTCTCGCTTCAGCTTTGGAGATAACCTCGTGCATATATTCTTCTATGATTAAAAATAATTGATAACAAGATGGTGTGTCTACATATCTTCTCCAGCTATTTGTTTTATCACATTTATTACACGCATAATATCCATTACCGCAAATAACACACTCATGATTGTTTTCCATATTAATCCTCTGGAATAACAAATCTCAGAAGCTGACCCTCGTCACTACAATAGTCCTTCAGAGAGTCAATAGTAAATGGGAAGTCACCCGTCTTGTCAAGCGGTATCTGAGTCTCAGGAGAAAGCTGTGCAGATGCCATGACAACCCAACCATGATATTCAATATTTTTATCACAAATATCTGTAAAGATTGACTCAAGCCAAAATTCACCTGATTTTGGCATATCATTCGTACTCTTCGTAATGTCAACTGCATTTTCAGACTCATATGTATAATATACCTGAATAGTCATTCCTTCCTTGATAGCAGTATCTGTCGGAAGTGTAATTTCTTTCTTAGCCGCATCAAGTGAAAATTCCTTTTCTGAATTTACCGCTGCATATTTGTAAGAAGCAACCTGTTCTTTCCTTTCATTGAGCAGATAAATGAATGATATTCCACCCACAGGAACTTTACTCAGAGTAATCTTTGTTATGTCGCTACCCACCTTAATCTTCTCTCTTTTAGGAATGAGAATTTTGTTAGTAGAACTTGCAACGTTCTTTTCCGTACCCCACTGAGCAGCAAGAAGTGACAGCGTAAGGAACGATGTATTACCTGTGATCTGAGCTGTATCAGCATCATAGTATTTTGCAATTACCGCACCTGTTGCATCTGTCTTATCCTGTGAAGTAGCATTGGTCTGAATGTTTACGTCTTTCAAATCTTCAAGAGTCCAAAACAGCACTCCGTCAGTAGGCGAAAACATCTGACCTGAAATAGCTTGTTTAAAAAGCAATTTGTCTGGATTAAACATATTATTTCCTCCTTTATTTTCTATTGTTTCCGTTACCATGTACGGAAACAATTTAATTCTTCTTTATTCTTAATGTCCTTATAATAAATAGTACCGCTATACAAACCTGTGGTAAGCTTCTGTGCTTGATTTATGATTTGATTTCTTAAAAGACAATCATAAAAAACATTAATAGGTAACGACCAAACCGTGTCCCAGTTGTATTTAAACCCTTCAATATTTGTTAATGTTGAAATATATGGCAACAAAATAGAACGAAATTCTTTTTCTTGATACTCACCCCTAGCTAATTGTCTTTCAAGCTTGTCTAATTCATATTGTAATCTCCATTTTCGGGTGTGTTCATTTCCGTCTTTAATATTATTATCAGCGATATTAAGCATTTTCCTGAAATATTCAGTAAGCAGTTCATAATCTGCTTTACCTATTTGAATATTGTTATAAACATCAAATAAAATAATATCACCGCTATTCGTGTCAATATAGCGTTTCATCTTACCAAAATCAATATTACGGATTATAAATGAAACATCAGTTAGCAAATGATTTTCGACAATATCACAAAACAAGTCAAAACTATCTACTGAGTTAAAATCAATACCCTTGCTCCAAAGATATAGCCTTCTATCATATGGAGTTGAAATTATGTCAGACACAATGACCCAAAACTGTTTTTCACCTAGTTTTGACTCGTCTGAAATCTCGTCCAAAGTTGGGTTGTGAATTTCAAACTTGCCTAACATAAATGTTTCTTTTTTATTACGATAAATCGAAAGCTCGTCCATAACTAATTACCCTCACATGGATTTATCGTAAGTTCTTCACCTTGAAATATTAAGGTACGCCTTTTATAAACAGGCGACAAATTATCAGGTACGTCTGAAATAAGTTGTATTCTGTTACCGCTCCAACCATCTGAGTTGTTAAATAACTGACCTAATAATTCAGACACATAGTCCATTCTAGTTTTGGAAATGCCAGCTTTATTAAGTCTCATTTTATCTTGGTGACAAATTATTTGGATTATCATTTGAGGATAACCCTTAAATGCCCCCCATATTACTTTCGGAACTGAAACTTCAATATTAAGGTACAGTTCTACATCAGTTTGAGTGTAAGGTATATATAAAAAAGGGTATATATTAGAATACACAATATTTTCTAGTTCTTCCTCGTCCTTTTCAAATAAATCTAATATATTATCTTGTGATAATATCATAGAAATAGCTTTATTTTTCCATTCCGATATAACAGAATTTATTGGCATTTTACATACCTCCCACTATATTAATTAACAATTCAGACAAAACATCATCAACTATACAAACCAATTTAAAAGAGCTACCGATTAAAGCATTGTTGTTTAAACACTTTATCTTTACCTTGTTTTTATTTACTATCATGGTAATAAAATCTTGTTGCTTATCAAGTAATTTCAAAGACCAAGTGACACTCTTATCTGTTTTTGCAGTAAATGTTTTAACTGTACCACCACAACGAATTTCTGCATTACCACTGTAAGATATTTCAACAGGTTTGGTTGCATCATTAGGCTTAAAGTAGTCACATAGCATAAGGTCAATTCTATCTGTCTGCGGATTGTATTGACTCTCTGACAAGATAATGTGCATACATCTGCTATTTCCAAAAGAGAAGCTGACAGTATCAGGTCTAGTAATTCTATAAGGTGTAGGCTCTTTGTCATTATAATCAATAAAAAAACGCTTATCATGAGGAAAATATTTCGTTTCCTCGTCAAGCGAAATGTACATCATCAACTGATCGTAGCCAATGGTAATTATTTTTGTCTCATTTGTGCCTGAATTATACTGTGAAGCATTTTGAATATTACACGGCTTATAGTGAACTATGCCGTTTTCGTCTTGCCACTTAATAACATAATTACACAAATACAAAATAGATTTTTCATACAGTTTGTTATTTGTAGGCTCGGTCAATATTAGCCAAATCTTATTATCGTATTTAATATACTTATAGTCCGATATTGTACTAATATAGGTTAAAACCTGTCTTTGCCAAGCTTGTGTTGGCGTATCAGGTATTTCATTCTGAATTATGCCCTTTGTAGCAAATTCATTTTCAAAATCCTCACCGTTAAACACTCCACTGCACAGAATAATATCATCTTCAATAACGCTATCATCTAAAACGTCATTAAATGACATTTCACTATCAAACAATAAATCTTGTTTTTCAGAACCTTCCGTATAATACGGCTGCCGAATTAAGTACCATTCTTTACTCATTCAACCACCTCAATTATACGCAGTGTCTTTAAGTTGCTCATAAAGGTCAACTATTTTAAAGTTCACCCAATCAATCTCAACTTTAGCTTGTCTTTTGTCACCCTCTGAGTTGTTTATTGATAAATCCTTAGAAACTATGTTGCTACGTTTGACAATTTTGCTATATTGTCTTTCACAATAAAATCTCTTTATTGTATAACCCAATATATTAACAACTATCTGATTTAAAACAATATCGTTTCCGTCAATATCAGTAAATATTTTTTTCTCATTATTAAAATAAAGCTGACTAATTTGAGTTGAAAACTCGCCACAAGCCATTTTAAACCACTGAAAAACAAGGTCGTCACTTAACGCAATCCTTTCAAGAAATGTGGACTCAAAAACAGCGACCACATCTTCATAGGTAGTAGCCATTTTAACCACACCCTTTCTTAAAACTTATAGCCTGAAATATTTTCTATTTCGTTACGCTTATAAACTGCCACATTGTCAATTCCAACTTCTTTGGCAAGTGGAATAATCATTTTCTTATCGCCTTCAGTAACTACAAGTCTTGAGAGTTCAGCCATAAAATCGGCTTTATTGCTAATGCCAAGAAGTGCCTTTACACTGTTAATATCAAGAATAACAGGTTCATTATTATCATTCTCGTCAAGTGAAAAAACGTATCTTCTTATATCCTCGTCAAGAATTTTCAGATAAGCATTATTGCCAAAGCCATCAGTACCACAGAACATTCCATTACCTTCCTGTATCTGAGCCATAACCTCTCCAACATTAAGCTGTGCAAATTTCTTTGCATTTGGTGGAATAGTAATATCTCTTTGTGTTTCCACAGCCCTAAAACCCAATTCCCAATTACGAGTGTTTTTAAGAAACACTCTATCGGTAAGCTGAATTTCCCTTTTAGACTTTACTTCTGTAATATCGTTATTAATTGTGGCAGTAGTTGTATTTTTTCTTACATTTGCCAAATTTTTAATCTTCCTTTCAAATATAATAATAATGTGGCAAGAGCTTACACCCTCGCCACATCAATAATTATTATGTAATTAACCCTGCTTTGTAAGCAGACCAATTTCAAATTCTCTACCCTTTACAACGTCAGCACCAAGCTCCATATCGAAACGTGTCTTTACCGTACCTGTCTCAACATCATTGCCTGTCATAGTTGTAATACCGCCACGTCTGAAGATATTTACTGGAGAATTTGCTCCCTGTGCAATAAACCACAGATCGTTTGGATTGTAGTATGTGTCAAAACCTGACTTGTCAGCAAGTGGCTTTGTGAAGTTATATGGGTTCTCAAGTTCAATAAGAGCTGAACCCTTATAGAAGCCATTCAGACCCGTTCTAGCAATCTCATCTACCTGTGTAGCGTTGAAGAATGGGATTGGTGTAGAACCAACTGTCTTATAACCGTTCCAATCGCAGATACCAGAAATAAGTGAGAAATCACCTGCAATACCAACCTTGCCGAGCTTTCTAACCTTATTTATCATACCATCAACCTGTGTCTGAGTTGGAGCAGAGTCATACTCGCCATAGAACTTTACATATTCAGTGTTGTTCTTCAGTGCAGACTTGATAACATCAAATACATAAGCAACGCCCTTGTTGTTCATGTCGGTCTGTACCTGTGCCATTTCCTCTGCTACAGTACCAGCAAAATTACCAGAAGCAAGCTCACGATAATCAATAGCCATACCAGAAGATATTGTCTGAGTTACGATTGGGTACTCTACCCACTTTCTACCTGCAAAATTTACATCAGAACCAGAAGCCTGAAGCCTAGCATCAAGACCCTCATAAGAATAAGTCTTAACTCTTGGCTGCTCATCATAGCCAATCTCACGATAGTTACCAAGGAAATTAAATACCTTTGTTGCCTCGAGAAGCCTTGGCTGTATAATATACTTTACAATAGTATTAATCTCTGCAACTGCTCTGCTATCGCCTGCAAGTGCCTGCTCACCAAACTTTGAAATTCTTGAACGTACTGCGTCCACCTTCTGACCGTACTTTGATGTATCTTTGCCTGCAAAAAGAGCAGAACAAATCTCAACTACTTCGTTGAAAGCCTTTGCGTTCTTAACAGCAACCTCAGACTTATTCAGATTATTAAGTTCAAAAGAAGTATTAATCATTATTAAAACACCGTCCTTTATTTTACATTCATTAATTAAGCGTGTACAACGACTCTAAGTCCGTTACCGCCAAAACTTGTCTTTTCCACAATTTCAAGATACTCTGCATAACCAGAAACATCAGCACTCTTAGCCCACTTGCCATCAGTACCAACTACAAGCTTGTCACCTACTGCGAGTGTATTGTAAGCTGTTGTTACAACTGCATCGTCCATATCAAAAAGATGTCCTGCAAGAGAAGCAAGAGTAAAAATGCGTGGAAACTCACCAACCTCAACTCTATAATCATTTGGTGTAAGTGTCTCAGGCTTATCAATTCTGTTCATTACAACTGCAAGACCAGCCTGCTTTGCTGTTGTTGCGGTTGGCAGAGCAACAGCCTTTGTTTTAAGATCATATGTAACAGCCATGCCGTTCTCAAGAACAACAGGTGTCTTGAGATAGCCAAAATTCTGTGCTACCTTGAAATCACCAATATTTGCAAATTTAATCATTTAAAATTCCTCCAATCGTATTTTTTATACAAACAGATTATCAATATCGAGTTTGTCATTCTTATCATCATCGTTGTCGGTATCTACGCAACCAAATATGTCAGCGGCAAAATTGTTCTGAGAATTAATCTCAACAGCCATTGCCTTTTCCTTCTTCTTTATCTCAGCACCAATGCAAGCGTTGATTTCTGTAACAATATCGTTTACCTCGATACCACAACCCATAGGATCTGCGTTGAACTTGTCAAGCTTATCCTTTGCCATGTTCTTTTCATCGTCTGAAAAATCTCCAAGAGCTGAATTGAGTTCTGCTATCTTTGCAGACTTTTTAAGTTCATTCAATTCTGCTTTCATTGTTTCAACGAGTCCGTTAAGCTCATTAATCTTCTCGTCTTTCTGACAAGCATTTGTTTCGGCTGTTGCCTTTTCATCTGTAAGAGTTGCTATCTCGGCATCTTTTGTAGAAATAATCTCATTCATTTCAGCAATCTTACTCTCATAATCTGCATTTTTAGTATTGAGTTCAGTAATCTTATTCTCAACAGCAGAAATAATCTGATTAAGTGTCTTTTCGTCCACTTTCTCGTCCTCCTTTATCTTTTGATTTAGTTCTATCAGTATTGCACTATCGTCACTAGGCTCGACAGTTAAAATGCAATATCCACTATAGTCATAAACTTTTGGTACTCTACCTTTTTCGACAGGCTCTCCGTCATACACTATTTTATTTTTGCCTTTACCAACAAATTCAACAGAACCATATATTGTATCACCATCATTAATTTTGTTTTCAAGCCATTCAACAAAATGTGGATAACGTTGCTGATTAATATAACCCTCGGCAATAAGAACTTTATGTTTCTCACCATCAATCTGAATATCTTCAATAGACCAACCATCAGCAGAACCTACTTGAACAGAATTTTCAAATAATGGCATATTGCCGTCTTGACCTGTCATTCCATGGTCGTATGGAATATCTTTTTCACTATCCAAAAATGTTGCACAAATAGGCATACCAATAATACTATCTGCATTATTTCTAACATACTGCTCATTGTAACTAATACCATTTTTGTTATAGTGATTACGGTCTTGATGAATTTCGTGTAGTACCAACTTTACACGTCTGCGACCGTCCGACCTCTTTGCTTCGCTTATTTCACAATGAAACACTAACTTTCACCTCTTTTCTGACATAAAATAAACCTAGTCACTAAACGCAACTTAGGTTTTAGTTTGTTGTTGAAGGTTTTGGTTGAGCGTTTCCATTTAGATTTTCGCTCATTATGCTATTTTCGTTTGTCTTTTCAGCTACCTTAGTTCTACCACCGTTTGAGTGGTCTGCATCACTTGGGTCGCTATCTTTGCTACTCATGGTATAACTCGTCTTATGCGTTGGATATTTATTTTCCCAATCATTATCCAGTTCGTAATCCATAAGTGACAAGTATACATCGCTATCCCAACCAGTGCTTGCAATCCAAGCTGTCAAAGACCCCTTACCTCTAGCATAAAGGTCGGTCATATATTTAACCTGTTTATCTCTATTTACAAAAGTAACAGGTAAAATAGCACACTCCATATAAAGCTTTTTATCCTTAATAATATTGGCGTTAATACATTTATTCAATTCCATAATAAACATATTTATCCAATCATATACGTTTCCTGCAACCAACTCCAAATTAAGTGTTGCAACAGCATAGTTTCCTGTAGTATTACCGTCAAGGACACTACTAGCAATACCCAAATCGGCAGGCACTTTTGATTTATTGGCATTTTCGTTCTTTTCATCAAAAATAGAAGTGTCAACTTTTATATCATTTAATTTTGTACCTGCGGCAAGCGAGAAAAATGACTTGCCATATTTATTTTGTCTTGTAGTAATAGCATCTTTAACTACCTTATGTTGGTTTCTCTGCTGACTTTCTGTCAAAGTGCAACGTCCGTCTTTTGCTTCAGGAAATGTTTGATAAATAATTTGATTGTTCAACTGATCTAATACATTCCGCTTTGTAGAAGTGAAATAATCTGCGTACAATACATCGTCCAACGCACAAATCATTAGTGGAACACCATAAGGATTAATAGCCTTACAGTTAATTTTTGTCACCATTGTATTATCATTATTTAAAACTTTCCATGGCTTAATATTATTGTGAGTTGAATATTTACTATACGCTTCTCGAATTTCTCTTGGAAAAGCCTGTAGTTTTCTTCTTTTGTCATCTTCTACCATACCGTCAAAATATCTTAAATCAAAAGCAACAATAGGTGAACCATTCTTTCTGCCAACTATACGGCAATAGTCAACAGGCAGATTAATAACGGCACATTTAACTCCCAGTTCATTGATCTCTACAATATTTAAAGTATCAATATCATCAAGATATTTGTCAGCGAATACGGACTTTGTAATTTCAAAGTATTTAAAGTCCATTCCCTCAATCATATCGTTAAACAAATTATCTCGAATAACTTCCTTATATCTTATTGTGTCAAGAGTTTGTTGCATTAACTGTCTTGCATTTTCAAATTTCTTCTTGCGTTTAGTCTTTGACTTTGAATAAACCACCTTATCCAAGGTGAACATGGTTTTAAGATAGTTGATAGAAGTCATAACAGAACCATTTTCATAGTACGCCCACCGACAAATTTTGCGAATATTTTTTATATGTATTTGCGGATTATGAGCAAATTTCTTAATGTCCTCAATATTAATAGGCAAATCTTCAATACAATCTTCCCAAAAAGATGTCATTTCATAAAAAGCATTTGACTCATAGGAACGCTCTTGTGTATTTGACACGAAGTTAGTTTCTGAAACATTTTCTGTTTTATCTTGATTGTTTTCAATAACATTCTCAGTATTCTCTACAATATTCTCAGGCATAGCTTCACCTCACTTTCATTTGTGTTTACATTAGTTGAATAAACAACAATAATCGTATTCATCGTTATTTATGTCTTGGGCATATTTATTAACGTACCACAACACATAGATCAATGCCGAAACTCTATCCTTATTTACTTTTTTTACAACTTGTTCAATAGTAATGTTGCCGTTATTAAGATGTTTCATCTTTAAATTCGCGGCTTCTTCAATAAAAGCATCTGTCTCAATAAAAGGTCTAACTTTATCGTCAAAACTATCCCATTCATTATCGGTAAAATCATTATCTTGTCTTTTTTCCAGCAATCTAAGTTTGCCACTATCCACCATATCTATAAAAGTGCTTACAATTTCATTTTGCCAAGTCTGAGCTTTCATATTGTAAAGTATTTGTGGCGAATTAGGAACTTCTGGAACATTATCGTCATTAATAGTGTCCCAACAGCCCAAATCCTTACCTGTAGAATTGTCAATCGTGTCTTTTAAAAGTTCATCAGCCAATCCAACACCAAGTCCATTAGCATCTAACACAACTACTTTAGCCATATAAAGTTTTTGAACTTTTTTGATAATAGCAGCTTGGGCATTAAAATTAAGTACGTTAGGAATATTAATAATATTCACCACATCAATGTAAATAATTCTCCCTTTATCCTTACTTCTAATTACACGCACTACAGCAATAGAAGATTGGTTATTAGAAGTTTTTTGGCTTCTTGCTACATCCACGCCCATATAATATTCCTGTTCTGGATCTGGATTTTGTAAAACCGCTTCCGTTAGAGTACGGCAATTCATTAGTTTATTAATATTAACCAGCGCACCGTCAGCACAGCCGACCCATTCTTGTTCATAGTTCTGAGCAAAGGCTACAACAGAAGAATTTTTCTTCTTTGAAAGTATTTTGCTTTTATTACTTCCCCTACCATACCAACACGGAAGTTGCCAGTTGCTTCCCAAAACTATTTTTCCCTTTAGATTTTCCATATCATCTAACATTGAAATACTACGCTGATATTCGTCTGAACCCCTAAATCCTGCCGTTGTAAAAAAATGAATTTGCTGATTAAGTTCCATTGGGTCTACTATCGCAAGTCTGCCAACCGTAAGTCTTGGAACTTCAACTACAGGCTCAAGAGCATCTTGAAACAGTGCATTATTTAGCAATGCAGACTCCTCTATTTTTAACCTTCTACGTCTTTGACCCTTTGTGCTTTGAGCATTTGCAATAGCATCTATGGTCGCATCATTTTTAAATTCAATATAAGCATTTCCCTTTGAGAATCTAGCTTCTCTTATTTCGTCCTTTAAAAGTGGATATAATTTTACAATTTCATTCCACTTTGACTTCAACAAATCTGCCGCATTTTCTTTTGTCTGTGCAGAAAGAGCTAATTCAATATTTGGAAACAGCATTGCTACTACGACCATAGCAAGTACCTCGTCGAATGTGTTATGACTTATAATTCCATTACTCACAAATGAATGTGTTTGAGGTAAATGAAAATCATATGTATCTGAAACAGTATGTTCAATATTAACAACAGGACTATAAAAATAATGAGTTGCATACAACTCGTTTAAAGTGTTATTTGCAACTCCCTTTTCGTTCAATAGAACAATTAACCTATCTAATTTAGAATACGTTAAATCACATTCTCCACTTGTAATATGATTGAACTCCCTTGAAACGCTCCAATGTAAATTCAATTCATTAAGTACAGATTTAACTAATTCGTTCTGATATGGTATTATGTCCGTATTTGTGTTATGTTTTTTATTGCACAACTTATCAAGTTTATCAACCTTTTTCTTTAAACCAAAACCAATTTCAGATTTAAAAATACCAACATCGTTCCCCGATATGCAAATTTGATATGCTTTACCAAATTTACTTTTTGTTTTCTTAATACTTAGTTTAGAAACAATACCAAAATTCAGTAATAAAAAATGAACTTGATTTGCCAACTTTTCCGACACTGTTGTTAAAGATATAATTTTATTGTCTACTGTACCATCTGTGTCAAATAAGCCTTGTAAAAATGCTGACACAACATCTTTACTAGCTACCATTATAGATTTAGGTACTTTTTTATCATATGATCTACTATAATCAAATCCTATAATTTCGAGATATTTTCTTAAATAAGTGTCATTAATTTCATAGTCGTAATTATTGCCACTTCTTTTTTTGACATCAACGTTAAAATATTTCTGCGTAATATTTTTAAACTTGTCTAATATCTCATCACCTATATTAGTAAAGATAATTGTATTTTTTGAAGTCATACAACCGTCTCCAATCAAATATCCATAAATCAATGCTAATTGAGATGTAATTCCATCTGGCATTGCTCTGATATTCAAATGTGAACGTGATTGTTGAGATAAGCTTTCTACATATGCACCAATTTCATTTTTATATTCAACTTTATTATTATTACCCCAGATATTATTTTTGCGATTAATAACCAAATAATCGCCAATCTTTATATCTTCTGTTTTTACAAAATCTACACTTCCATTTGATTTCATAACAAGTACTCTATGATTAGGGGTGGCTGTTATAGAATAACCTTTACTATCTGTCAGTTTTATAGTATTTTTTCTACCATTATAAAGACCTAAAGTTGAACATTCTAAGTTACCATATCTATTTACAACCCTTGCGTGTGTAGGATAATAGGTTTCTACATCGTTATTTTGATAATTAAAATATTCACCAATCTCTTTAATACCCTCATCGGTAAATAACATAGTGTCTCCACTTACGCATTTACCATATCCACGGCTAAACGTTCCATACATACTCATAAATCTAACGTCACAACGCAAAAATATGCGTTGATCTAAATGCAGATTTAACCCACCTGTTTCAGGTTTCATTAAGTCGAGTAATAAATCAGGATACCACTTAGCCCAACTTATAAAAGTGTAATAATTATGTAGGTTTTTGCCAAATACACTATCACTATTTTTTTCAAAATCTTTTATTCTTTGCCAGTTCATTACTTGTCACCATTCTCATAATCTTTTGGCAGTTTTATAAACGTTTCAACAGAACTCCTATTTTTTTCCGATGTATCATCAGTAAAAATACCATAGGGATCTCCATACTGAGAAATGTACTCATTCTTCATGTCGTCATAAAATTGGTATACTTCCTTATACTCACACTTAGGTAATCCTTTTAATTTTCTAGCATAGTTAATATAGCACCATATTATAAAATCAGGAGCATCATTAGGTTGGTACTTAAACTTAGGTAATATTTCAACAATATCAACCGCCTGTTCACAAGCTTTTGATATTTCCGAAATGCAAGTTACTCCACCTTGCAAATCAGCCTGCGTTAATTGTTTTGGAGTCAACTTTGCTTTATCAGCAGCATCTTGGGCAGCTCTATTCCATTTGTCAGCACTTCCAACATCTCCTGCTGCTGTGGCTTCTTCCTCTTTCACCTTAAAACGAACATAGGTTGCTAAAGCTTCCTCGTGTAAGTTTGTTTGAATTGAGTAGTTTTCTTTTAATTTATCAAACTTTTTCTTCATTTTTCGGTACTGTGATTTTGTGTACCCCTCGCCAAATAAGTCGGTAATATCGTTTGTAACAACAAAATCATCAACCATATTTACATATACTTCTTCGTTTCGAGGAAGTATATTGCGTTTTTCCGTTGTAGTTACTGCCTCAGTAATAGACTTGCCTTGATTAAACAAATTCATAGAGTCCAAAAAAGATAATTTCGTATACTGTGGCAATGTTGACACATTCTTAAAATAACAGCCTATAATATCGGTTCTACCCTTGCCCAATTCTAATGATCTTCTTACTTCACTCATAGCAGAGTCAAGAGCTTCTGGTATGTATGGTTTATCCATTAACATTAGTTTCTTTTGGAACGCTTCTATATTTAAGCTTCCATCAGAATTATAAGAACCCTTTTTAACACAAGACTTACATATATTTACCGTTTTGCCATCAGTAGAAATATTACTATTTCTAGTAGTATAAAATTGTGACAGTGGTTTTTCCTTGCCACATTCTGTACATATTTTTGTACTTACAGGGGTTTTTACTTTTTTCCTTGGCGTAATCAAGCCACCTCCTTTTTATTTGTTTAATTTTCAAGCCAATATAAAAGCACTCCAATTTTCAATCAGAGTGCTTAATCGCTCAAAAATCAAATTTATCCTTATTCTGACTAATTTTCTTTTTATCAACCCTAATATAAAATTTTCTCGTTACGTCAGTTCCACTATGATTAAGCAATGCTGAAACATCTTCTAGTGACATACCTGCGTTTTTATATAGCGTAGCTCCCGAATGGCGAAAGTCATGAGCGTGTAACGTTGGAACATTAATCATTTCACCAATAATATGACACCAAGAATTTAATGTACCATTAGTTACCTTATCGAACTTTCCGTCTGTATAAGAAACAAAAACATATCCATTGTCAATAATATTATTTGTCTTGCGGTACTCAAGTAAACCTAACAGCAGTTCTTTAACTTCTTCCGAGAAATAAAGAGTTACAACGTAGCCTTCTTTTTCAACTACATCATTGACAACCCTATTGTCAAAATCAATTTGTTCCCACTTAGTATTCGCAACCGCATTAACCCTAGCCATTGTAGACAATGAAAATAGAGCATAACACTGATATTGTAAAGCCCTATGTTTCTTATGATGTGTGTCAGCGTTTTGTACTAAGTTTTGCAAGGCAATTCTTAATTCCTGCACCTGTTCAACAGTTAAAAACGTCTGAGTAATAACATCTGTATCTTTCTTAGGTCTATCCATAAATTCCATTGGGTTTTCTGTAATTAACTTCTTCTTACGCAGAAATTTATAAAAAGCTGAAATTGAAGCCATACGCCTTTTCATACGTCTTGAATTATTACCCTCAGTTTTACAAAAATATAAAAATTCAGTTATATCATCTTCCGTTAAGTCAATAATACTTTGATTGCCCTGATTTTTATATATGTATATCCACCAAGACTCTAAATCATTTTGATAGCCTGCGATAGTCTTTTCGGAGAGTTCTCTAAGTGACATATCAATTTTATATTTGTTCCATAGTTTCATTGTTTTAGAATTAATTTTTGAAAGTATTTTGTCATCATGTACTTGGATGCGCTTGCTTTTCTTAGCCATTTCAACCTCTCCTTTCTTCTAATATCAAGCTTTCTTTAGAGTGTCGCTTTTAGCACTTGTTCTTCAAATGGGATTTCTTTAGAGTGTTGCCCTCACACTTAATCTTCTTTATTTCGCCCATAAGGGCTTGAATTTTGTTTTTGGAGTAATACAAAATTCTCAAAACCATAACTCAAAATACCCCTCACTGGGACACATTGTTAAGAGGTGCGTAAGGTTGAATTACTTTGTAATTAAAACTAAGGATAGTCAACAAAACTTTGTCAACTATCCATGCAAAAATCTCGTCAGATTTTTCATTTAAAAGACTCAACGTGGTACGCATTTTTAAGAGGCGTGTTGAGTTCTGTTTTGGTGCTAAATGTAGGAACTACCCCTACGAAAATTGTCATTTAGCATGGGGTATGTTTATTTTTACGAGTTGGTGTACCAAACCACTCTCGGCTATATACTAGCTCATAAATTACTTGTATAAACTCTGTCAATTATTTATGTACACTCAATCAACATAATATTTATATTTTCTTCATTTGTGATTTTGGCTGTCAGAGTGAGACTCGAACTCACAACCTCCGCATTAACAGTGCATTGCTCTACCGATTGAGCTATCCGACAATATGCAGGATAACGCTTGCTATCCTGCAAAATATAATAAAAGGAGTTGTATTTAACTACAAATTATTCATTAATTGTAAAACCAAAATAAAGCTTTGGAACATAATCTTCTTCAGTAAAATCCTTGCCGACAAAATCTCGCTGAACGAAAACAATACTCTCATCACCAACAATTATTGGCTTATCGTCACGTCTTGCTCTTTCACAGAACAACTCGTTTTCAAAAGTTGAAACAACAAATTCGCCACCATATCCGTTCCACTCAGGCGGATCAATAGAAATAGAATTAATTTTAGTTTTATCGTCAAATGATAAAAACTTCTTAATAATCTTGCAGGCTAACTTGTAATCACATAAAACACTAAAGCCCTCATTTTCGAGATAAACATCAATAATATCCTGCATGAAAGTATCAAAATCGTTATAACTCTTTTTAATCATCATAGTATTCACCTACTTTACTTTTATATCATAGTTGGCAATCTTGCCAAATTCATTATCAAATATAAACAGGCTTGCACCTGTGTCAGAAGTTTTGTGTAAGGACATCGCATAGTCATCAGTACCTACCATAGAACGTACTGTAAGCACCTCTGAATGTTTTGCATTTTCCTTTGAGGTCTGGTGATGCACATGACCTGCCAAAACGTAATCAATGTTTGTATTGTACGCTCTTGAAAAAGAACTTGTGCAATTCTGTAAATCCTTTACTTCACCATGACAACCAAGCACGTTATAACCCTCAACATCGCTGAAACAAAAGCCTGTTTCATTCTCAATTATATTTACATTTCGATTATATTTAAGTCTTTCCCTTATGAAAGCAATAATCACCTTTGCCATGTTTTCATCGGGAAAACTGTTCTTAGGCTGTCCGAGAAGTCTAAGTTGTGAATGATTGCTGTCCTTAACCATTTGGAAATTCACTTTCACATATTGCGAAAGATCATTGAGCCAATTGGCAAGAAATTCAGCATACTTTATTGCCGAATCTATGACACCATATCTAAGGTGCATCAGTTGAGAATTTAATCTGAGAAGTCCCGATATGCTGTCACCAAGTTCCCAAACATTAATTTCTGCCAAATCCTCTTTGGCAATTATGTCAACAACTTTTTCAAGCATACTCCACATTCTGCGTTCAAATATCTCTGGAGAATATTCGTTTATTACATTGCCAAATAGATCTTTTATGCAAAACTCTATGCCAAAGTGACAATCAGTAAATGCCAATATCGCAGATTTGCTATTATTTACTCCCGACAAATAATCAGGAACTATAATAGGGTCTATATCAGAAATTGCATTGACTATTTTTTCAGTTATCAATTCATCTCGTGCATTTTCCCTAAGCCACCTATTATTCTCCAACTTCTCTGTTTGAAGTTTGTATCGCTCTTTCTTTAATTCACGAATTTGGTCTTGAATTTCATTAAGGGTGTTTTCTGTATCTGCAAAAGTTTTCTGATTTGCATTGAACATTTTCTCGAAGCATTGAAATTTCTTACGATAAGTTGACTCGCCAAAATCAGCATTAAGTAATTCATTTAAAATATCTCTAACATCATTCCAAGTACCTATTTTTTCTTTGTCTTTACAAATCCTAAATATAAGTTCGTCATCAGACTCGCCTTCAAATCTTTTGTATGTAGAAATTTTAAATTCCTCCCATTATGCAATTTCGTCTGTCTGGTTTACAGACAGTTTTACTTCCTGACCGTTGAAATCTGACATAAGTTCCGCAAGGGCAATTTCACCCTCAATATCTTCAACACTAAATGTTATTTTTCCGTTCTCTATGTTTACAATGCCCTGTACCGACAGAACGTTCTTTTTTGTTATTTTAGCCATTTATTCTAATCCTCCAATTCGTCAGCCCAAGTTGACACCCAACCTCTATGGTTAGTATGTAACTCGCAAATCTGACAATGTTCTTTTCCTGAAAAATGATTTAGATATTTCTCAAATCCACTTGCCTTATGATTAGGTAAATCAATTTGTCCTGTATGCCCTATGCAAATTGTCTTGCAGTTTTCACCTATTCTTGTTAAAGTCTTTTTAAGATTGTCAAAAGTTGCGTTCTGAGACTCGTCAATTATAATAACTGCGTCCTTGAAGTTTACACCTCTGAGGTAAACGTCCGTAAGAGGTTTGATATAGCCTTCTTCATACTTCTCAGAAACAAGACTATTTGTACATACAGCCGTAAATGGATTTATACCAAGTGTCTGTAGTGCATTATAGAGTGGTTCATAGTAAACCTCACTCTTTGAAGTTACATCACCGGGTAGAAAGCCCAACCTGCCTTCTGCACAAGGCGAAACAATATAAATAATCTTTGAGAACATTTGGTACTGCACAAGTAAATTTGCTATACCAATGGCAATAGTAGTTTTGCCACTTCCACTTTTGGAATTACAGAAAATAATATCATTGTCCTTGTTCCAAATTGCATTAGCAAATTCTTCTTGTTCTTTATCTAATTGTAGACTATAAAACAGATCACCGTCAATTTTCTCAGGTGGGTTATCATACGAGGTTATTGTATTATTATTTTTCTTGCCCATGATAACACCGCCTAATTAATTTCATCAAACGATGTGACAATCTTATCGACCACTTTGTACTTCACAAGTTCATCACGAGATAAATACCAATCTTTATTTCTATTTTTATTAAAAGTCTTTTCATCAATATCCGTCCTTGCGAGGATATATGACTTTATGCCCTCAAGCTGTTTCTTATAATTTTTCTGAGCTTCCTCAATTTCAGCAGCACTACCCTGAAAAGCAGCAGAGCCTTGATGAACGAGCATTTGGCAATGTTCAAACGCATATCTACGCTTGCCAGCAAGAAAAATAAGAAAGCCTGCACTCATAGCAACACCCATTCCAATAGTAACGATAGGAATATGACTACTCTGTATCAGGTCACAAAAATAATTTGCCTGTTCTATATCTCCACCATAACTATGAATGAAAATAAAGATTGGCTTTGGATTTTTAATTTCTCTTTCTTCCATGTTCATCTGAATAATAACTTTGCTTAATTCAATGAGGTTATAAAACTCATCTACCTCGTAATCAATGAAAAATGTTCTGTTTTCTCTTGATTTCCAATAGTTATACTCTTCAGGTGTAGGGTACTTTCTCTTATCCAAACTATCTACAATGGAAATTGGAAGTTCTTCTGTTACTGTCATAAAAAAATAAATTCCTTTTCTAAATAAGTTAGTGGGATATACCCACCCTTACAGACGTACTGTAAGATATTTTTTAATCAGCTCTGTACTTGGCAAGCAGATTAACAACCGCAGATGTTTCCTCTGCGTATCTCTTACCACGATTAGAGCCATTGTTTTTCAGACGGCACGTTTTGAAAATCTTAACGTTCTTAATGTTCTGACGAAGATAATCCGCCTCGTCCTTTGTGACGAAAATCATGTGTAAAATAACCACCTTTTCAATTTTAATTTTGTACACAATGCCTATTGAATATTGACTTTGTACGTGATATAATATATCATGGATAAGTTTGTTTATTATCTATATCCATAATAAGAAATAACACCATAGAATAAAAATACCTCGCAAACGCCCAATAATAAAGGGTTTGCGAGGTATTTGGGTATTTTCTATTAAAAAAACGCACGTCTACTTTTTACTGTTCTGTTTCCATATGCGTTTACGTTCTTTATCTTTAATTCTCTGACATTCGTCACACCTTACTTTATTTGATACTCTTGCATCAACCACAAACTCATTGCCACAATCACAACAGGTCAAGACCTTGGTTTTAATTTTTTGATAACCTTTACAATTTTTACAGTACAACTGACTATTTGATCTCTTATAAAATAACCTTCCACAATTTTCGCAACGTGCGTATTTTTTACCTCTATACAGCATATATTCTTTGCCGAGTTCTTTCATGTCGGTAATTTTTAGCACTATTAGAGAACTATCATCAATAAATTTTACTTGAAGATTTGTATTTCCGACAGCCAATGCTGGTTGTAACATTCCTGCTTTAACTAACTTATGTATCATCATTTCTTTTTCATATCTAGTTTTATTAACACTAGATAGAGAAAACAGCATCTTATGGCTAGTGCAAATCCAATTATTATTTCTTACACAAAGAATATTTCTATATTTAGCAAGGCACAATGCCGTAAAAGCTATTCTCTCAACTGGTGGGCTTTTAAGCCTTGCTATATCTTCAAGTTCCTTTTGTGTTATGCCAATGTATTCAATATTAATTGGTGGGTTATTGCGTGTTCTGTCAACTTGTCTTTCAACGCTTTTCTCCCAATCAGAAGGTCTGTAATTTATACCTGTTGATTTGATAAAATCAGTTAGTGCAGTAATTATTTTAGATTTTTTATACTTCATAACATATCGGTAATATTTAGCCAACAAAAACAATGATTGTGATGGTTTTACACCTAAATCTTTACTTTCAATTATTTTTTCTGCCTCGGCAATTTCGTTTAAATATATATCCATTTACACACCAACCTTTCTTACGGCTTTTCTATATTTTGTTCCACCATACTCAATATCTCCAGTTTCATCGGGTACATAATAAGACATCTGCCAATCATTTAATCTTAAAAGATTTTCAATAATAGTGTCACCACAAATATCCCATACAAATTTCTTAGATTTCTCTGTTTTATAGCATATATCAAGCAATATATCACACAACACAAATTCATCTGTGCAAATCTCAGAACATAGCTTACGATAATTTTCTGTCATTATCATCTTGTCATTATCAATTTGTTCTTTATCGAAACGTTGTTTCTTAGACAATACCATGTATTGAGTTATATCCCTTGTATAATTCTCATACATTTTTTTTAATTTTGGATAGTCAGAGTATTTATCATTTTGCCTGCATTGCATAACTTTATAATCAAATCTAGCTGACGATTTAACTTCCGTGTTATAATTTTCAAAAGCCAACTCAACAGCCCTACAAATACGATTCATGGTACAATCATTAACACTGACAGGCATTTTTTTGTAATACCAATCCAAATACTTTAGTTGATCTTCCGTTTTATCTTTAAGAACCTCTAATTCAGAAATCGTCATGCCAAATAAATTTATACATTGAGCATTATTATTTTCAATATAATTTTTATATTTTGACATTTCCTGCGGATATATGTAACACATAAAATATGGTTTCTTGTCAGCAATGATTGTTTTGTTAAATTCCTTTGCGACTCTTTCCTCGTCACTATCATTATCATTGTAGTTTAATGCAAATCTGTTGTACCACGCCTCAGGCATAGGCTTGGATATAATACCTTTTGCTTTATCTATTGCCAATTATGTTTAGCTTTTGTCTGTTATATTTTATTTATGAAACAACTCGCTCAGGACTCCATCCGTATTTTTTATACCTTTTCCACAAGGTATCATACTTAATACCTGTTATTGAAGCCCATTCTGACAATGAATGTGTTTCATCATTTACTGTCATATATATCGTATTTCTTCTATTATTTGATTGCTCTTTCATCGTATTCCATCTGCAATTTTCAGGGGAATAATTTCCATTTACATTTATTCTATCTAAGGTACAAGTACCTCTCTTTGCAGTATTATCATAACCTGAAATTATTGCCCACTCTTTAAAATTAGCAAAGTCATCCCATTCATCACATATTTTAATTCCTCTGCCACCATAATTATGATAAGCCCGACAGTTCTTGTTATTACATCTTTGTCTCATACTGTCCCATATAGCGTAAAGTCTTGTGCCATAGCCATTATGCTTACTATGTTTTTTTGAGGCTAATTCTTTTTGCAAGCAGCCACAGGATTTTGTTATGCCTCCTGTTAAAGATGTTCCTCTAACAGTGACATAATTGCCACACTCACACTTACAATTCCACATTATCTTTTTACTTGCTTGAAATTGTGCAGAAGATAAAACAGTTAATCTCCCGAATTTCATCCCTGTTAAATCCAACAATAAACACCTCCTTATTCTTTGTTTTTTCTTTATATATAACAGACAATATTGACGCTACTCAACGCTGGTGTGTAACACACCCTCTATCTTTCAATAGAGTTCGGACTATATCTTCTTCCGCTTGGGAGTTCACCACTGGCTTTACCAATCACTTGTAAAGCACTTAGTCTCTGAACCTTCTCCTATTCGGAGCTTGGCTGCTGATTATCCATTTTAAAACATTTAGGATTTAACCTTGTGTCATTCTAACATTTTTTTCTACTTTCGTCACTTTCACGTTTAGGTATTTCAACCTTGCGTTGTAGTATATTAGACTTTAGGATTTTCCAGCAATTCAATGAATTATTTTTCAAGCACGTTACCGTACAAGCGAACTTTTAGATAAAAATTCTGTTGGAGAAGCTGACCGCACATAATACGATAATCTAGTATTTTATATTCCCTACTTTCTTTTGGATATTTTGCTTGAACATCATACATTGCAGTTATTCTATTTGTGATTTTACCAATTTCTTCACCAAAGCTGTTATAATTAGCCTGCATTAAATTGGACTCACAAATAATTTCTTTATTTGCCTTTTTTTGGGCACACATAATTGTCTTAGTTGGTCTTGTGTTTTTGAGCAATATCGGATTATCTGTTGTAATTAAAGCATCAGAATCCTTATCAAAGCCGTTCAACGCTGCTGCCATACTGTCATGACAGTTGACAATATTAACAGTTGTCATGTATTTATACCATTCAGACATCATTTTATTAACTGTAACATTCATGACCCTAATATTATTATGACAGCTCATTGGCGCTCTGAAACAAACAACCCTATCAGACCCATAGTCAGACCAATATTTTGAATACATTTCTCCAGCTTTGAGCAATCCATAATCATCATTTTCAACTTTAACTTCAAAAATCTTTTGGCACAAAGCAAATGGGTCGCCTGAAATAACAGCGTAATTGCCATGCACTTTAAGTACACCGATTTTAGCCTGTGTGATTTTTTTCTTAATCATATAGTTAATACGATTTATAACAAATGGGTCATTTGCCATACTTGGCTCTATCATAACCGACTTAGTAACATTATCAATCTCATTTAAACTAAAATCTTCATCTGAGGTAGCACCATTTAAGAACAATATGGTCTTATCAATATCTCCGTAAATTACATCTTTTATTTCATTGACCGTAGGGGCTATCAATTCTTGAATTTCTTCATCTGTTAATTCATAGCTTTGCAGGAACTGATAATTCATATTACGTTCATTTTCAAGTTTTTCGGGACACACTTTTGTTACTCTAAAGCCATATCCGTTTTTCTTACAATTTTCCAAATATGAATCAATACTGTCATAGCTATCCCATAATTTTAACATCGAAGTTGTAAGTATTAAGTCTACATTCTTTATATTATGTTCATTTCCCCAGACATCGGCAACAATACAATCACCATTTTCATTAAGCGTACCATATTCATAGGCAAATTTGTGAAAGTCAAACGTGAACACCATACCCTTACAAAAGCTATTTCTGATACAGTACCCACTAGGTATATAGTTCTCGAGAACATCTTTACCCCATGTCTCCGACAATGTGGGCGTTATTAAACCATAACCGTCACTGTCATTTACTTCTATAATTTCAGGATTGTCAGGCTCAGTTAATACAGGCTCTCCATCAAACTCATCTGTTATTTTTATAACCTTTTCTTTACAAGTTACAATCAAATCATCTACCACAAGAATATCTTTTGGATGTGTCACAGGCACAGAAGCTGAACAAGTTAATGCTTTATAAGCTTCAAACTTAGCAGGCACAAGCTCCTTGTTTAAGTTTCTTCCATTATTCATGCGTCTTGTTAATTCCTCACATAATTTTATATGCTGTAAGTTCTTTGCGGCAGCATAAATAACTGTGTTCTTTTTTATACCATTTGTTGTGCCTATAAGTCTATTATAGTACGTTCCGTTTATTCTGAATCCGTAACTCAGTTTAAAAATATCTTCCTTATTATTCATTATAATTGCAACATAGTCGAGTTTACATTGAATGTTATCTAAGTCCTGATAACATTTCTTGATTTGTACACTCGTATTTCTCGACTTTGGCTGCTTTTTTAAAAGCTTTATTTCTCTCTTAATTTCCTTTATCCTATCTGCGGTAAATTTTCTATCTAATGAATTTATCTCATCAATCATTTGTAAAATTTGTCCGTCAGCAAGAGAAATAATTTCCCTATTATCTCTAGCTTCTTGTATAGAGATCTTTAAATTTTTATCAGGTGCTTTTAAAATTCTTGAACTGTGCAACTTAAAAATAAACTGCTGATACATTTGTTGTTTAGCCATTTGTTATTCCTCCCATATATTTATTAATTACTGCCTTTTGTAATTGCTTTGAAAAATATTCTTTAATCACAGAAACCAACTGCTGATTGTCCGAATATTTAAGTGTTTCAATTTTTACAAATTTAGTTGCTTTTTGCCAATAGCACTTTCCGCAATTAGTGGAATTATTTTTTATCCTACGATTATACATCTCGGTTACACACACATCAATCAAATTTTCTTTGATGAACATTGTGAAAGGAGCAGTAATATCGCTTGCAAACTTCATCATAATCAAATATGGGGAAGATGATTTGCCTTCAAGTATGTCGATTTTACAATGATGACATACTTGCGCATACCATTCTGGAATAACTTTACAAACCTCTACCAAACTATGAATACGTCGTCTCTGCTCTTGCTTTTTTAATTCCGCATTGTGTTTTTTCATTGATAAATCAACATATTTTTCCATAATTTGATTTACAAAAGTAAATTTTCCGTCAAACATTACATTCTCTAAAGGTATTTCGTTAAAATTCCAAAGCGGTAAATTATTATAAGGTAACAAGTTTTTATTCAAAAGATCTTTAACTTTAGACAAAGTGTTTTTCTGATAGTCAAACATTGCATATGCAATATTCTCAATATGTGTCCTGCCAGTTGAATATTTTTCCTTACCGCCAATCCAAATGTCATTAATTTTAGCAGCTTGATACAACTCATGGCGTTCTATTTGCTCACTTGCTATTGGCGTACACTGAAATTCTATAACGTACTGCTGTCCGCCAAACTCAAACATGATGTCAGGTCTTTGTTTTGTTTCTTCTATATAACCCTCCATAACAGCCTTGACAACACCATTTTGTTTCTTAATCCAATTAAATAATGCTATTTTACCTTGAATATGTTCTTCTGTTTCGGGTTCAGAGTAAATTATCTCACATTTAGTTTTGTCTTTGTGTCTAAAATAAGGGCTTACCAATTTGCCATGACAATATTCGTACTTTCCATAACAAACAGGACATTGCAAAATTCCTTTGTCCGCCCATTTTTTCAAAGTATCTCTATCATACTTATTGTCATAACAATTTATAGGTTGATTATTAATTTGTGCTGTAAGCATTTATATCTCCTATCTTTATATCTATCATAATCTACGTTCTACCGTCAGGAACATACATTAATTGTGTTAAATTTTAAAGAGTAATACTTTACAAGTAAAATTATACTCAAAACAATTTAGCTGTAAAATTAACACAATTAATGTACAATTTTAACTAATCTTTATTTCTCGCAGCTAAAAGCTTTTGTTTATGTTCTTCTGAGATAACTCTTTTAGTTGGGTGAGCGTTTCTAATACTAATGGCTTTGGCAGGAGCAATAAATGTAGCTCCGATAAACGTACCGTCAGTGTGTCTTGTTTCATCAATCTGTTTCCAACCTTGCTTTTTGCATTTGTTGGCATACTTCTCAATACAAGTATACAAATTAGCGACCCATTCGCCATTCTCGCATGAAATGTTAATTGTAACCTCACGTTCCTCTGCGGTAACTTTACTTGTTACCGTATATGTTTTCATAGATTTAACTCCTTCCCAATTCCTTTATAATTTCGTTGCTAACTAACACAAATTTAGTAAACTGTTTTCTATCAGACAATATTACATCTTTCTTAGTCTTAACCTTCTTCCTAGTCATTTGATTATGCCAACCTCTCGTGGTGTTTATCTTCTTGTAAACTATAGACAGCGTGTGTGCATGGTGAGCCGATCTATCATTCATAACCTCTGCCAGTGTGTAAGCAATAAAATCAAAGCTGTCCTCTAAAGTAAACTGTGTAGCATTATAAGTACAACCATCGTCAGATGTAAACCTATCCCCATTACCTACACAAATCATAAGCTGATTACAAGCCTGAGTAAACCAAGCCTGATATACATGATTATCCGCAATAGCATTTATAATACTTGGCTGTATTGTAGTACAATCACAATTGTACTTATCTGTAAACTCACTAAGAGCCGTAACAGTACAAAAGCCAAACATTGAAGTCATTTGAGTATAAACTCTATGTAGCATATCTGCAAACTCAACAACCTCACCTGTAGTTCGTAAAGCATTATCCTGTAACTTCACTATAAGCGGAGTGCTAATTTGTTTCTTCCATATATTTAGAGCTTTTGCATTTGGTATTTTTTTAGCCGATAATGCAAGTAACATATTCTGAAGCTGAGTAACCGTAGCTTGTAATAGTTTTAATTCATTGTCCTTTTCCGAGCCTTTCATAATATAACTGCCTGTTCTATGTATGGTTGGAAGTACCTCGTCAAATATCCAACTCTCAAAGCGTTCTGCGGAAGGGAGTTTACTATGTGCTATAAGACGATAAACATCACCCTCTGAGATGAATTTTGTTTTCTGCACACCTCCAGCCGAAGGGGTCGGTAAAACGCAGACCCCCTTACAATGAGATGTTATTGCGTCCGCTGGTCTTGCATACCCCAACGCCTTTGCCACGTCAGAGCCGCAAAAGTAAATCTTGTTATCAATATCTACCGTTCTTACCTTGCCAAAATCTTTGCTCTCGAATACTGTTACCATAGTTTTGTTGTTTTCTGTCATTTTAATCTACCTTTCCATTTTAGTTGCTGTCATATAATTTATCGTGTATCATTTTCTTTTGCCAAAGTTCTAGCTCCTGAACGCTGTTAAATCTAGGAATATTATCCTTATTTATATGTATGTGAAAATCTCTCAGCACTCTAAGACACAATCTAACTTGCTGTTCTGTAGGCGGTTGTTTACGGATTGTCTCGTTATTGTTTATTCTTTTAGCTTCTGCGAGTACGCCATTGGCATACTCACTCTCTGTAAGTTTTGTTAGTTTAGGCATTGTTCATTACCTCCATTCCTGATTTTATTTGTATGTATCGGTCAACGATTTCCTCGAAAATATCTCTAAGAACTGTATCGCTATCAATAACATCTATCATTGCTACGTTTTTACAATCTGTTTGCGATAACAAATAATTTTCTTTGTAGGAGTCGAGGTCAATATCATAGCCTGATTTCATCATGTTGTAAATATCGCCATAAATAGATTTTCTATCATCATCATTTGTATAACCTAAGATCTTTGCAAGCGAAACAATTTTCTGAGACATCTTGTTTTTCCAAGAAGAATAATGTACCGGTGGAACAATAAGCATTATTTTCTGCCATATACGAGAAAGCTTATCCTGCATTGTAGTATTCTGTGCAGAAATGATTTGCAACTGACGTGTAAGCTGTTCATTAACTTTATTAAGCTGACCCACTTCATTGGCAGCATTAACAATCATAGAATATTCTTCTCTTGATAATGTTACGGTATTCAAGCTATTGGAGATAAGCCTATCCATAATCTCCCAACACCAATCCATGAACTTATCTGCTAATGGTTGCCTAGACCAACGGCAAATCTCCATAATGCCTTTGCGGTTATAAAACATTCTGTCCTGAATTGCACCATTAGAGTCGATAGCCCCAGAACGCACCCCTCGACTAAAGTCACTTTTAATTAAACAACTATAATTATCAAGTCTATCTCTATGTTTCATGTGAATCTTTTTAATTGCTTCACTTGGATTTTTATAACCCAATGCCCTACCAATCTGTTCTCTTGTGACAAGATACTCATTATTAATGTTACCCCAAAAGTCACAAGTTGCGATTTCATTAAATACGTCTGTTTCTACAAGTTTCAAATTGTTCATTTTGTTGTCTCCTTTATTTTATCTTACATATAATCTTCTGCGTATATATCATCAGTTTCTGCAAGCATAGTCCAATACTCACTGCGAAACCTTAAATATTCTTCATTGTCGTCTAAAGGCTTGTCTTGAGCCTCGTATGTATAATCTTCAGAGAATAATTCTTGTAAAGAAGCTGTTTTGCGATTTCTACTCATTATTATCACCGTCTTCTGTATTAAGATAAGACTCATTATAATCAGTCTTAGAATTAGTTTTTGAAAATATCGTCTGATATTTCTTAGTCGCAATAATATCGTTTTTATCAGCTAAACTGTTACTGATTAAATACTCATTAATAATATCTTCTATCATATTGCGATATTGCGGAACACACTGATATGGGTCAAGAGGATAACATTTATCCAAACAATTTTCATACAAATAGTCTTGTTCTATCTGGTATGTATCAAGTCCGTATCTGTTAGCAAGCTCTTTAAGAATTTCTCTATACAATGCACCCCTAGTAATACCAAGACTATCTTCTATTAATTTATATTTAGGGTGCATACGACCAAACCATGGACTATATGTTTTCTTGGGTAATTTGTTTTTCTCTAATTCTTCTTTGAGATTTATTACCTCTGCTTTTAATTCTTCAAAAGCCTGCGTATTATATGTACCAGTTTTACGAAGTGAAGGAAGAACCTCAGAAGTTACCCAGTGTTTGAAATTCTTTGCGGTTGACAATTTACTTCCAAATACAAGAGAATATAGACCGCTTTCATTTATAATTGTCATTCCATAGTGGCTAATATTTTTAAGGTCACCATTTTGGTACGCTTTAAGTTCATCATAGTTTAAGAACCTTTTATCTTCAATATCTACATGATCTTTTATAGCGTTAGCTAAAGCCTTACTTTTAACTTTTCCATTTCCATAACCCAATATCATTGCCACGTCCTTACCTACAAACCAAACTTCTCCGTCAATCTCAACCGTTCTAAGTTCTCCAAAGTCCTCGTTTTCAAATACTATAATCTTATTATCTATCACGTTTATCAATCCTTTCTCATTTTTCTGTTCTTATGTACCATTGGTAGAAATTCATCTACCTTATAGGCGTACTTTAGTCTATCGACAGCTTCTTGAATATGTTGTTGTACGTTCAGATCTGAACTAAGTACATAAACGTTAGGAGCATTATAGACCTTGCCATTCTTTTTATAAGAGCCTGTAATGTGCTTGACTATTAACCCATTATCACATAATGCCTTTAAATAGTTATCTAGCTGTCTGACCGACATATGTAGTTCTTCCGCTATTACCGTTTCTTTTTTGTAGCAGCCACAAACACTCTCTGTTATAATTTTCGTATTCTGAAAATTCCATGACTTTATGTATAGGTAAACACGAAGAAGTATTGACTTAGACAGCCTATTTGAAATAGACATTAGTTTGTCCCATTCTGTGTCATACAATATTACGAAATTATCTGGAGGATCAAACACCGCTTTGTTGACCTTAAATCTTAAATGAGCGTTTGCATTGACATTATTTGATGATTTATAGTCACATTGGTTATCCCAAGTCAAATCTGATCTGGCAATAAAAATATTGAAAAGTGCTTTTATCCTATGAGTAATTTCTCTACTACTCTTACTGTAGAGAGAATAGTTACACAACTCTAAAATCTCATTTAAAGACGTGCTAATCACTTCTGTTCTGGCGTTATATAGGTAGCTAAGACAACGATATAATAAAATTTCAAAGTTGTCTGCTGAGTCAGCGTATATATACTTCTTTGGCATTTTTACAAAATAATTGTCAACTATAATTTATCACCACCTTTCATTATTAGTTCTCCATTTTTGCATTTAGGTACGCAAAGGTGTAGGTCAAAATGCAAAAAAGTTTGCATTTAGGTACGCAAAGGTGTAGGTCAAAGTGTAGAGTAGAATAATATTAGATATCTTTAGTAAGAGGAGAATCCTTCTACCCGCTAAAGCGTGTAGGTTTTTTTCTTTTGAATATTAATTATTTACAGGAATAAATTTCTTGTTGACAATTAATAATCAATATGATATATTAATATTGTAATTTTACTATACTACTTTTGAGATTCTATGGCTATTATACTACTACTTTTGAGATGTGTCAATAGCAAGTTGAACATAAATATGTAACTTTTATGTTAATTTGTTATTGTATTAGGACAATTAAGTCAATTACATTTTTAGAGAACATAAGCCAAGACAAATGAAATAAAATTTAAAAATCAGAAAATAAGAGAGGTTCAGGAAAAGTGAAATTAAAAATAAATAATGTAAGACAGAACATTAAATAGCTGACATGAAATTAATTAGCCTAAAATGAAGATTATTGTGATTGCATCTATTAAGGTGATTATATCTATTGAACAATAAAGCAATAATAACCAATAATGATAATTAATGATAATGTATTGACATTATGTTATTGAAAAAGCTTTGTATTATTGTGCTGCGCACAGCTAGTCAGTTATATTCTCGCTACGCTCGTATATAACTTCCCTGCTTGATTACCGTTCCCTACGGTCACGCTAATCTTCACAGACATTTTTCAGCTAAAGGATTAATGTTTGTATGGATTGTCTGGCAACTGTTTAAACATTTTGTTTTCGTCTAAGCATTTTGTTTCGGAGCGTTCGGTAAAATTACGATAGCTTATTCGTTGTTTTTGCTTGTAAATCAAGGTGTAAAAACGTTTTTTTCGTTTTTACGATAGGTTATTTTATGAGTTTTATAAATGATATTTTGATAGTTTTTTATTGCTTTAAGATGTTTCGGTGATAGTATATTATTTCTGAAGTGTAATTTAATGAGTTGACAGTGAATTAAAATTGAATTTTAAATGAGTGATTGTTTAAGTGTAAAACTAGATTTATAGCCATTTTAGGACAAAAAAATAAGACCTATTATAGTCTTTAATGGAGTGTATTTTTTGGGAGTGATAGGTTGGTTTTTTATGGTGTATAAACAATGTTTGTGAATTAGTTTTGGTGTGTTTCGGTGTATTTGGGCATATTTTAAGATTTGGAAAAGTTTAAAAAATAGCGTAGATACGAGGTTTACTCGAACGTGTTACCGAATGAAAATTGGAGTTTTTGATGGGATAGTGGGAGAGTGTGCAGAAATTTTAAAAAATGCTATTTTGATTTTGGATTTGGTTTTAGGGCGTGTGGATAGAGTGGAACTACTAAGGGGATAATCTGCTTTCCATATGTTCCCATAAATGTAAAGCCACCCCCTCCAAAGCTATTTAATTAAGTATATTAACATATCCATAAAACCGTTTATTTGCGTGGTTTATATGTGTTTTTGCCAAAATCACACATATAAATAATTGTATCATAATTCATAGAATGTTAATATAATTTCTGCCGATTTTGTGTAGGCTCAACGACTTTATAATATTTGACTTTTATCAATCATTGATTAAGTCAATAGTTGACCTTTTTTTGTATTTGTTTATTATTAATATTTGATTTTTGTCAAGTATATTTTTCGGTGGTTACTATTCGACATACCGAACGCCCTTAATCATCTCCCTATCAATTCCCTATTTCGCCCCTTATTTACCGCCAAAGTGGTAAACACTCACCAAAATACCCTATAAATTTAACACTCATTCCCTATTTTAAACTAGCGATTTATACAAAATTAGCCTTTAAAGTTGTGCAAATTGACTAATTAGCATTAGCATCAACGTTAACAAATCACCATTCAAAGATCCTTATAAGTCCAAAAAATCGTACAGTTATTTCACGCTATTCAACGTTTAAAACAGTCCAAATATTTGTACACATATATACATACATACACACATATACACGTCAAGATCCCTTGCAAGATCTTTGTTTGCAAGGTCATGATATATAGTACACATAAACCATTACCCACAATATATAGTATACACGCACACATAATACACTACAATACCACAATATATTGTATGCTCTAAAATCCATTCTAACGGCTATCAAGTATAACTATACCACCCATGCACACAACAGTATATGACGCTTGTTAGTAGCCTTATAGCTCAAAATACAAGCATACAATATATTGTATATTGCAAGTAATAAATATTGTATTAGCAACTATATATTGTGGTTTAGTTAGTCGTCAAAATTAATATCGTGATCTATACAGTATTTACAAGCACTTACAAAAAATTGCTTTTTTCTCATGTTGTATTTTTTTAGTACATTTTCAAGTAACTGCATTTCTTCTGGGTTTAAATCCATATTTAATTGTTTAATTTGTTTACTATTTTTATATTTTCTGGTACGTTCTGTTTGTGTTGACTTTTTGTGCAAATTATCCATAAATACACCTCTATTTGTTGTATTATTTGTAACAACGTACAAATATTTTATTGTTGTAATAATTCAGCTCAGCCACTATATATAGTGCTTTTTGCTACAATTTTCTTTATTATATACAATATGTTGTATATGCAAATTGTATAATTGTAGCCTAGGTTATTTGTGCATTTTACCTATTGTAACCTAGGTTATTATATGTTATACTATAGATACAGTAGAGAAAGGAACAAACCAAAACCAAAAAGCAAAACCCTTTACCAGATACAATTAAGTTTACTGCTAATACTAAAAAGCGGAAAATCTAAAATGAAATGGAGTTGATCCCGCACAACAAAAAATCTAGTTGACTTTTGCAAGGTCATGTGATAGCTAGTCTTTGCGTATCTTGAAAATTAAATATTTCACCGTGCGAACCGGCTAAAACCGAATTGAACAACGTCAAATGTAGGCGGTGAAAATCCTAAAAGCAATAGGCTCAAAATGCTTTTAATCCAGTTTTCCGAATTTCTGGGATATAAAAAAAGGGCATCTGCTAAACTTTTAGCGGTTATTTTAACCGCTAACACGATTAAATCCAGTGCAATGATCTGAATTTAATCAACCATATTTTTAAGATAACACAAAAAAAACAAAAAGTCAAGTGTAAAACAAAAAGAAATGAGACAATAAAAAAAACAAAACAGACAAAACAAACGTAAACAAAAAAAAGTTAAAGCTAAAAACTATTAAAAGGAGTGTATCAAAAATGAGTACAATTAAGCCCTATATCACCGATGAGGACGTTGTCAATATCAATGATCTTGTATCTGAACTTGCGGTGATCTTGCGGAAATTTGAGATCGACTTGAACCCATACCAAACGGACGTATATTTTTACTATGATGCAGATGCAAAAATAGGACGCCTTGAAACGTTTGTAAATGTGGGCGGTCATTCATGGCTCAATGACGATCATATTACTATCTATAGTGATTTACCGAATTATGATGACGTTTACGACTATTTTAATGACATTTCAGAATTTGCGGCTGCTCTTGAAATTTCCGAAAACGATCTTATAAAGGCGGTTAGAAAATTCAAAGATTTTGGGATTAATTTCCCCGTTGATCGTCGTAATATAATTGACTATATCAAGAGTGACGATAAACTTGCGGACAAGGTGACGGCATATTATATTGATTACTATGTTGATGAATATGAGGCGGAATTTTTAAGCAAGGCTCAAGAGATATT